AGTTGATTCCATTACTGACGTTACTGACGAATCAGTGGAGGCATTATGTCGTGTAACATCAGCCTCGTTAAGGCATGGCACAGACGTCAACTTCTTAGTATCCCAGTTGGAAAAAACTAAGGGAGACCTTCTTGGTTTCTCCAAATCTATGGGGCGTGCGCTTAAAAAATATATTAAGGATGGTACTCGTGTACACGGTGAAGAATGTCCGGAATGTAAAAGCAAGAATCTGATTAGAGTAAGTGGATGTGTTCAATGTGATGACTGTGGATGGGCAAAGTGTGGGTAGGAGTTTATTATGAATGGTAATGGTATACAGTTAGCTAGTGATGATAGATATACACATCCTTTTTGGATATATACCAAAAAACAAACTGAATTTTGGGCAAGAAGTCAAGAAAGTTCTACATGTATGCATGATTCGTGCCTAGAATGTCATGGTACATTTCGTCGTCAAGACGGTACTGCATGTGTACATATGATATCGTGTCCTTGTAAAAAATGTAATCCAACGAGGTGCTAAATGAAGAAATTTGTAGACATACGTGATTGTGAACCTAGAACTATAGAGAAAGTTATTAATTCTTGGAACGGTCAATGTATTGCAATTCATTTCACTGATGGAACTTACACCATCATTCATTCTCTTCCAGTTTGTGACTACGAAGCAGAAATTGTAATTAGAGATTCAATGGACGCAAATCTTCTGTTAGAGTTAGATTTATGCACGGAAGAAGAAGCAGAAGCAATACGTAAAGTGAATGAAGAAAAAAGAACGTGTCAAAAAGTTGAATATGAAAGACAACAATTGAGGGAATTATTGGATAAATATGGACATGAGTATGGTATTTAAATATGGCATCAATATTTAGTTTCGATAATCGACCAGATGAACCAGATGCAACATTTTATATTTTAAATAAAGATGGTGATGTATATTACATTCGTTGTGAAAATATCAATGTAGGTAACAGAAAAACGGTCGTATTTCCAATATATTTTTCTATGTTGGAGAAAAGCGAACCAAAATTTTTATACCAAGCACCACGTCCGATGGGATTTAAAAAGTTCGTTGATGTAGAAATTCCAGGATTAACAATAAAAGAGATGTTAGATTTTTTAGAGGGAAAATAATGCCCATATATGAATATGAGTGTACATCATGTCACGTAAGGCAAGATATATATCATGGATATCATGAAAATAAAAAGTACTTTTGTCAGATTTGCAAAGTTCAAATGATAAAAACTATTAGTGTACCAATGTTTATTGGTTCATCTGAACCTAGAACTGTTGGTGGTCTAGCAGACAAGAATGCTGATAAATTCAGTGATGAATATAAGAGAGAATTATTATTGAAAAATAGAAAAAGAGAAGAAGTATTACATAAACATTTACCGTCTAATATGTCTATCAGGAAACCAAAGGATGAGTAAAGAACAAAAGCATGTGGCAATATTTCGTATTTCTTGTAAAGTCCATCCAATGATTGGTGAAGAAATTAGTGAACAAACAGTTCATCATACTAAAGAATTTATTATTCCAATTCACGCACAAACAAAAAATATATGTGTACGTAAAGCGCAGGAATTTATAGAGGTAGCAAAAAAACATGGGTGTCCCAACAAATAAAGTTAAGTTAGAAACAAACACACCACCGTCATGGACATCAGAAGATGGAAAATTAGTCGGTGCACCACGTTTAAATGAACGTGGTAGAGTACCAATTCGATGTTCAAATTGTGATGCACCACTGTGCGAAGTTTTAATGATTGGTAATAGTCAACAACCGGAATGGAAAATTAAGGCGGAATGTCCTCATTGTGGAGATATGTCATTCATACATAAAGTTTGTGGAAGATTTCAATTAGGTGCTGGTGCTTTTGATGTTAATGAAGAAGATAGTGAAATATACACAATTATTGTCGACTATAAAATTGATTATGAAAACGATGTACTTATAGTAAAAACTGCTAAAGGTAAAGATTATGAGTAAAAGCAGAAGTGCAAGAATATACGATAGAATGAATCAAGTACGCGGTAAACAACCAGAAGAAGTCTCATGTTTCGAGGATTTAAAAAGAAAAATTCCTAGATTAGAAGTAACTTATTTTGGCTTGAAAGGCAAAGCTGTCCCAGAAGGTGAAGATTACTTCTCAAAGGTTGTACTAAATTTAGATACCAACAAAGGAACATACTTTGTCAGAATGTTTGGTGGTAACATGAGAAATCCGTGGGAAGTAACTGGGGAAATTTCTGGTCCACCAGGAATAGATAAGTATAAAGACGTTGAAGTATCAAAAGATACATTTGATAAATACCAAAGATTTTTAAAAACCAAGAATGCACTGCATTTACGTGCAGCAGAGAAAGGATTAGCAGATGAAACGTGGTAGGCCATCAAAAGACGAAATTAGAGAAATCCAATCATCTAAACTAGACGATATCAAACTAGCAAAGAAACTTGATAGGAGTTTGGATTTTATCCAAAGATACAGAAAAGAAATTGTAATAACATCTACGTCAGAAATACAAGAAAACTTATCATCAACTCCAAAAAGTCAAACGTTACAAAATATGTCTCCAAGTAATGATGGTATTGTTATTATGACACAAAATGTATCTGAAGAAGCAGATGAGGAAAGAAAATCTCATATAAGTGGATTTAGCCAGAAAAATCGTAAAAATATTACTACTTGCAGGTAGAATTTATGGAAACCACGGAACTTTGTACTGTTGAAGATGAATTTATTTTTGAAAAACTAAGATGGGTTGTATCACTTAGTAACGATACTGTTGTTTATCAGGATGACGGTCGCCCCGGATGTAATCCATCGAGTGCTTGGTTAAGATTAAAACGGTGGATAGAGTCCCATGATTTAGATATTGTTAGGATGAAATTTCAATTTCGTAGTCACATAGTTAGTTTGCCAAGTCCGGCAGATGGATACTATTTTTCTAAGGGCGTATATGTAACCAATGTTACAGGATTAAGTCGTGGATTTTACGTCGGTGGTGTACTTGTTAATGATTGTATTAATGTACAACTCTGGTCTGTTCCAGAACTTGAAATATTAAGTCAGGAAACAAGACCAATTAATAAAGATACGATGGAAAAACTGATTATTAATCCCTCTGTAAAAACGAAATACTTGGATAGAACAAATGGCAAAGCATAAAACTACATCCTCTAATTATAGGTCACAAACAACACCCAACTTGTTTATTACAGCCGCACAATACATAGCGGAACTTGTATGTATAAAAATTGCACAGTTTAACCATGAATCTATTGGTGGAAAATTTTGGCAAGAAAGAAAGTGGAAGAAGAAATATGTATGGCAAGTAATTTGTGCCAATGAATTACTAAATAAATATAGTGATGTAGCTATCATCAATGCCATCAATAGAATGCAAGTATGTTTTTCATTAAAAAATAATAAAAAGTTAATCAATTTAATCGAACAAGAACAAGAAACAGTACATAGACATCTTACCCAAAAGGTCGATATACAATTTACTAATAGAGAACAACTACCTAAAAAATCAATGAGACAAATTTTAGATGAATGAATTAACACAACGAATACTCAAAAACGTTGAGAAACAGTATGGTAAAAATATTCTAACTGAATCCGTCGATATAGTAAATAGGAAGACTAGAATCATCCCCTTTTCTCCACGTCTTGACATTCTCTTAGGTGGTGGAGTTCCCGAAGGTTCATGGATGACATTGGCTGGGAAACCAAAGAGCGGGAAAAGTTCTAGTGCATTAGATTTTGCCGCAACCTGTCAACGTCCTGAATACGGAGAAAAAACTGTATATTATTTTAACGTTGAAGGCAGGCTTAAACCTATGAATTTGAATGGTATATGTGGTTTAAACTTGGACAAAATTCATGTTGTACAATCTACCAAAGAATATGTGCTTACGTTACAGGACCACCTTGAAATTGCTAAAGATGTGATATACGAACATCCCGAATGTGTTGTAATAATAGATTCTATTTCAGCTTTGTGTGCTGATGAAGAAATGGTTGGTAATATAGGAACATTTCTGCGTGGTAAAGATAAACAGTATATTTCACAGTTTATTCGTAAAACATGTCAAGTAGTTCCTATTAATCGTACTATTGTAATCGGAATAGCACATTTGATTGCTAATACTAGTGGATATGGTTCCCCCTTTGTGGAGAAAAGTGGAAGTGCAGTACAATTTCAGGCAGATATACGATTAACAGTTAAGGACTTCAAACCATGGAAAGATGGTGATAAAACTATTGGTCAAACTATTAATTGGTTAGTTGGTAGTACAGCGCTTGGTGCACCACCGGGTGAAACAATTGAAAGTTATTTTCGATATGGATATGGATTAGATAAACTACATGAAAACCTCCTCATTGCAGAGGAAATTGGTGTTATACAAAAACCTGCTAAAAGCAGTTGGTACTCATTTGGTGAAGAAAAGTTTCAGGGAATTCACAAACTCCGTCAATATTTTGAGGAACATCCAGAAGAAACTATAAAGTTAGAAGAACAGATAAAGAACTGTATGACGTGAAAGTTATTGGATTAAATGGGCGTGTCTATAACTGGAGATTATCTTGCAGTAAACACGCACCAAGAGACAACAAATCTAATACACACGTAATGGCTAGACGTTTGTTACATAAACTTTATCCATTAGACAAAATTCTAGAAGAAGTTGTACTGCCTGGGGCATCAAAATTACGATTAGACTTTTATATACCAAGATTGAAATTAGCAATTGAAGTACAAGGAAAACAACACTATCAATATGTTAACCATTTTCATAGGTCTATACGTGGCTTTGCTAATGCAAAAAAACGTGACAATAAAAAGATGGAATGGTGTCAGTTAAATAATATATCATTAGTACACTTGCCGTACAATGAGGATGAAGAACAGTGGACACAGAGGATATTAGGCGACGAATTTTAGATTTGGATAAACGTTATCACATAGCAAATTATAAAGACAATTTAGAAGTCGAAATTTATATTAATGCAAATGCTAATGAACTGCGGTCTTTTACTTCAGAAGAGTGTATGACCGCCGCAATCATATTGTCGCAATATGCTTTCTATTTGCAAAAACTTGTGAATGATGAACAAGCATTACATACATATTTACAAGAGAAGTTAAATAATACCATAGCATCAGTATTGCATAATTATCGTGGTTCTTTGGAAGAAAGACGTTCATCGGCAATATATGGTAATAAACAGACGATAGAGTTACATAAAATAATTGTAGGTGTAACTATACATATACAGAAGTTAAGCTTTCTATCTGCTAGAATTGAACAACTGGCAAAAATGTATAATAGTTTACATTTTACAAAAGGACACAAAAATGCCTAAGAGATGTAGAACACTACCACTTAGTGGAACTTTTCAAAATAAGTTTCATGATGATGGAACTTTACATAAAGAAGACAAGAAAATAGATAAACTACTGCACTCAAGAAACACACACGTACGTTCTCCAAGAGAAAAATATGAACCAGCAAAAGTTAAATGTGAGAGATGTAATCAAGAATTTGAAGTACATCCAAATATAGCACATAGTTACTATATTTGTGAGTCTTGTATGAGAAGATAAAGGAGGAAATGTGCCAGATATCACGGCGGAACGTGCAGTATTAGCTGGTATTTTCCAATACGGTGAAGATGCGTACTTAGATATATCTGATGTTATAACGACAAGTACTTTCACGGTTGACTTCAACCAAATAATATATAGGTGTATACAACATCTTTTTGATAACGGTATAAAAACGATTGACATTGCTTCCGTTATGGCGGCATCAAAAGCTATTGATTTCGAAGATTTCTTTTCAGATAAACAAGCCGCCCAACATCTAAGAGCAATTGCGAATTTTCCCATTCATTTGGAAAACATTAGACCACTAGCTATCAAGATTAAGAAATTAGAATTGACGGAAAGATTACGTATGGTTGTACAAGATTCAATGTATGACCTTAATAACGTAACTGGTGATGAAAGTCTAACACAAATATTCAGTCTGATTGAAAATCCAATATTCAATTTTATATCAAGTTTGAGTGATTCAAATGAAAGTTATGAACACATTGGTGGTGGCCTGAAAGACTATGTCAACTATCTCATAGAAAATCCAAGTGATTATACTGGTGTACCAACTGGATTTCCAAGATGGGACATTATGCTTGGTGGTGGAATTAGACGTGGTACAATAAACTTTCTTGGTGCCCGTACTAACCAAGGTAAATCTATGATGTTTAGTAACATAGCTGTTCATGTTGGTGTTAAGTTAAAAATGCCATGCTTATATTTAGATACGGAAATGGCAAAGACCGGTCATTGGAATAGGATGTTGGCACTTTTATCAAACATTAAGACTAATGATATTGAAAGGTCTAAATTCCTTGGTAGACAAAAGAAGTTAATGGACGCGGTTGAACTTTTGGAAAATTCCAAACTGTCTTATACTAATGTTTGTGGAAAAACTTTTGATGAAATCATGTCTATTATGCGTAGGTGGGTCAACAAACAATTAAAGGTAAAAAATGGAAGATTAGAAGATTGCCTCATACTATATGATTATCTTAAGTCTCCCAACGCTAAAGATTTATCGTCTTCATTACAAGAATATCAACTGTTGGGATTCCACACAAACCAGTTGCATGATTTTTCGGTGAGACAAGATATACCAATGGTGGTTGCGGTTCAATTGAATCGTGATGGTATTACCAAAGAAACTACTGATATCATATCTCAATCTGATAGAATAGCATGGGGTGGTTCAAGTATATCTATTCTAAAACCAAAGGAAGAAAACGAAATAGCACATTCCGAAAATCGTGGCAACATGAAATTGATAGTTATCAAATCAAGATTCAGTGCAATCCACAACTTCGGAGAATATATAGATATAGAGAAAATAGGAAGCATCGCAAAGATAGCGGAATGCGAACCGGAAGAATTCGATGTAGAACCAAATGATGATGAGAATGAATTCTAATGATGCAACAACTACAGCAGTGCATAACGTCGACAAAATTTTTCGTTACTTTCACATCCCTTGGAATGGAGAACATTCTATTGTACGACAATGTTGTATCCATTGCGGAGATAATCGTAGTGCATTAAATATATACTTATATGGGCATAGTACAAACTTTTATTATCAATGCAACACACACCAATGCCACGAAGTATTTAGACCAACAATATTAGGGTTTATTCGTGGTATGCTTTCCAACCAGATTGGGTGGAGAAAATATGGAGATAATATTGTTCCATTTCGAAGAACTTTACAATTTGTATATGATATTGCAGATGGCAAAATAATAACTAGTAAGAGAAGTTCATACTTACCTGATTTTTCTGTTGCTTCAAATCAAAATAATGGAGTAACGGATAGTCAGATTCGACAAGCACTACAGATACCATCACAATACTTCCTAGAACGTGGTATTGACGAGGAAATATTAAATTCCTATAATATAGGTGAGTGCCTGAGAATAGGTAAACCTATGTATAAAAGAACAGTTGTGCCAATATACGATGAACAAGGACATTATGTAGGATGTACTGGTCGTTCTATTAATGGGTCACAACCAAAATGGTTACACCATGGATTTCAATCTGGTAACTACTTATTCAATTATGGCAGAGATAAAGAACTCATTAGGAACACTAGGACTATTATACTAACAGAGGGTATACTTGATTGCTTGAAATTAAAACAGACGATGCCAAGTGTTGGCGTTGTAAGTACATTTGGTGTGAATCTTACAGACAGGCAACAGTTTTTACTAGAATGTAGTGGATGTACTACGATAATCGTGTTATTTGATACGGATGAAGCAGGAAGAAAAGCGTGCGACAAGATTAAGAATAAATGTGCAAAACTTTATAATGTAGTCGTTCCAGAGTATAGTTATAAAGACGTAGGGTCAATGACAAAAGAACAGATTATAGAGAATTTCGGAGGCATTTGTGGAACAACAAATACTGGGACTATCTGGTAGAATAGCTGCTGGCAAAAATGCAAGCGCTAATTTTTTAGTCGGATTAGTAATGTTATACTTGTCTAAAGATAATACGGAATTACCGGGGGAATTTGAAGTATCCAATGATACTAATGGTAAGTTACGTGTTCCTTTTAAAGATGAAGATGGTTCCATCTTTTTTGACATTTTTGACCTAGAAGCATACCATTTTTCTCAGGAAATGGAACTGTTCTTAGCAAAAAATGTATGGCCATATATGAAGCTTTATAGTTTTGCAGACCCACTAAAAGAGTTCTGTGTGAATGTATTCGGATTAAAACCAGAACAAATGTGGGGAACACAAGAACAGAAACAATCATTGACGGAACTTAGGTGGGAAGACATGCCTAATGTAATTACACAATCAGAAATAAGACAATATGAAATATTTGAAACAAGCAATGGGCGTTCAATCACTGATGAAATTGACGAGTATATGGAATGGTTGGGGCAAATTGTTCACGAAGCAGGTTATATGACTGCACGTGAAGTACTCCAATACTTTGGTACAAATATGTGCAGGAAGATGAAACCAGATTGTTGGGTTCATGCTACTATAAACAAAATTCAACATGAACAAAGTCTAATGGCTGTAATTACTGACGTCAGGTTTCCGGATGAAGTTCGAGGAATACAACAGGTTGGTGGAAAGGTGATTAGATTTTTGAGAAACCCAGAAAATCAACAACATGAGAGCGAAACTGCATTAGATGGTTATGATAGTTTCGACGAAATCATTGACAATTCTGAAATGAATGTAGTAGAACAAAATCAGGCAGTACTCGAAGTACTCAAAAAGTGGGGGTGGTTTCAAGAATAGTGCTTATTTCTTATCTTCGTTCTTCTTCATATAATACTCTGTCAATATGTGAACACAAATATTTTATCACGTATGTCCTTGGCATAGATGAACAAAGCAACAAAAAAGCTGATATGGGTACGGTTGTCCACAAAGTATTGGAAGTGTTGGCTCTTAATAAACTCGCCTATCAATCCCACACATCATTCTTTGATGACCATCATTTTGGTAGAATGTCCTACAAAGATTGTAAAGATATAAATGCATTGACGTTGCGATGTTTTAATTTGATAAGGAAACAATCATCACATCACACTTGGGGCGATTATGACTTAAAGCAGTGTAGGGATTGGGTGTGGAAAGCTATCAAGTTTAATAACGGTACGTATAATCCAAGACATTTAACGATTTTAGCTACAGAACAACAATTTGATATTACAATTAATAAAGAAGAATTCTCGTTCGAATATCTTGTAGAAGGTAAAAAAATAAATGGGTTTCTTAGCCTTAAAGGAACAATCGATTTAGTTGTAGAACGTGGTCCTGATTGTATAGAAATGATAGACTGGAAGACAGGACAAAGAAAAGATTGGGCGACAGGAAAGGTTAAGGATTGGAAATATTTACAAACAGACCCACAACTTATGTTGTATATATACGTACTATATCAGTTGTACCCAGACGTAGATTATGTATTAGGTACAGTTTTTTTCATTAATAATGGTGGACCATTCACAATTTCAACAGACCGTTTATGGTTACCAAAGATAGAAAAAATGATACATAAAAGATTTACATTAATACAATCTATTCAAAAACCAATGCTTATTAAATACTCACAATCCCAAAAATGGAAATGTAGATTTTGTCAATATGCTAAAAATGGTATGTGTACTAAAATAGAAAATTCTATCAAAGAAATCGGCATGGGAAAAACTATGATTGAACATGCCATTCCGGACAAGTGGCAAGAATATGGAAGTGGAGCAAATAGATGATTATGTTTGAAATTATATGGACTATAGTAGCAATATTACTATTGTTCTGGTTTCTTTTCTACAGGGTAGAAGATTAATGTTTATTCCCCTTAACAATAGAACACATTATTCGTTGCTTAATGCTTTGACAAAGCCAAAACAATTAGCACAATTAAAAATGCCAGTTGGTATAGCGGATTTCAATTTGTTTGGTTCTGTAGAATTTTATAAAACATGTAAAGACGAAAATGTTAAACCACTCATTGGATTAAACGATGGGCAATGTTTGTTCTTTGCAAGAAATTATACAGGATGGAAAAAATTAATCCTTATGCATAATTATATAGATGTAGATATAAAAGACGATATTGTATGCATTTGGCTCCCAATGAAAACAGATAATGATTTAGTTTTGCCAGAATATAATCCAGATTTTGTTGGCGTAACCCAAGACAATACTCTCTTTGCAAGAGAAGTTGCTAATGCATGTGGATTAAGAACAGTAGCAGTACCACAGTCACATTATTTCAAGGAAGAAGATGCAACCAATCATAGAATTCTATTGTGTTCGAAGTATAAAAGCTGTAAGTTGACAGAATTGGAATCAAGAGTAAATGAAGATGACGGGAGATTTCTATACTCCAATCAATACTACCTCCCTTCTCAACAAGAAGTGGGTGAACTATACTCAAAAGATGAACTTGGATTAACGTTTGAAATATGTGCAATGTGTGAAGAATTCAATATATTGAATCCACCACAAATTCCAGAGTTTTGTGAACGCCCAGATGAGATGTTACGGCAACTATGTAGAAACGGATGGCGTAATAAAATTCAATCTGTTATTTCTACAGACGAACAACAAATTTATGTTGATAGAATTAAAAGGGAACTTAATGTAATCTCTGAAGCAAAACTTGCAAATTATTTTTTAATAGTACAAGATTTTGTTAATTGGACAAAGAATCAAGGATATCTTGTTGGGGCATCACGTGGAAGCGTTGGTGGTTGTCTAGTCGCTTATCTATTAAGCATAACTAATGTTGACCCAATTAAATATGGACTTTTGTTTGAACGGTTCTATAATGCTGGGCGCAATACAAAAGAAAGAATATCTCTGCCAGATATAGACATTGACGTACCGAAACATAAAAGACAGTTTATTCTTGATTATATACGGAGTAAATATGGGGAAGACAGGTTCGCAAACATAATCACCTTCTCAAGATTCCAAGGTAAACGTGCAATCAAGGATGTTCTTACAGCACGAAATGCATGTTCGTTTGCCGACATGAACGACATAACTAAATGTATACCAGATGAAGCGAAAATCGAGGATGAACTTCAACAGTTAGACCATAATAGTTCTATACTTTGGGCATTGGAAAATAATCCAAAGGAATTGGAAAAGTGGTGTTCTTTAAAAGACGGAGAATTAAAGGGCGAACTGGCTAGTTGTTTTAAGCAAGCAATAGAACTAGAAGGAACAAAAAGACACCATAGCACACATGCTGCTGGCATAGTAATATCTCGTGATAAAATATACGAAACAATACCACTAGTACAAGAATCAGAAGATGGTTCTTTGTTAACTGGATTGGAAATGAATAGTTGTGAAGATATTGGATTAGTCAAGATTGATGTATTATCAATTGTTGTTCTTGATAAGATGATGTGCATGATGGACTTACTCAAAAACGGAGGAAGTAATTTTAATGGAAAATAAACAAGTTATTGTTGATGTAGTTAATGCAGGATTTTCAGTTCAAAAGACATTGCCAGATAAAAACAAAACACATAACAGTGTATGGATATTTAAAAGTAAAACAAACAAACAACTAAAAGACAAAAAGCAATTACAATATGTAGTGATGACTTTTGATGATAAAGCCGACATACAACCAAGTGTTGCTCAGTATTATAAAGTAGAAGATGCTGTTGAAAAATTCTTAGAACTAACTGGAAACAATAATGAATAATGTTATCGTCTATGATTTCGAAACAAATAATAAAAATCCACATATAGCAGAACCAGTAGAATTAGGTGCCGTTGTAATAGACACAAAGAGATTGATGTTACTAGACGATGATACGTTTTTTAGTGAAATGAAACCACTTCACCCAGAAGTAAGTGAAAGTGAAGAAACAGTAAAGTTTCATTCAGAAAATCTTAAGAAATCTCCAGAAAAAATTAAAGCTGGTTGGGAGAACAACCCTCACCCGAAGGTAGTATGGAAATCGTTTGTTGAATTCTGTCAAAAATATAAGATTAAAGGCAGAGGAACGTGGGGATGCCTAATCCGTGGTGGCCATAATATTACTAACTTTGATGATATTATTACACAACGTATGTGTCAATTGTATGGTCCTAAAGAAGGATTTAAAGGTAAATTATTTCATCCAGTACATTATATTGATAGTTATAACTTATCGTTCTTATGGATGGATTCTTTATCAAATATACAGAGTTATAGTATGGATTCATTAAGAGATTATCTAGGCATGTCGGCAGAAAGTAAGGAATTTGCACATAATGCCTTGCAAGATACACTAGACACAGCACGATTGATTATGAGATATTTACGTTTGTTCCGGCGAGAAGCAAGGTCGGTAAAATTTAAGGACAGTTTTAAGCATGCAATGTAATTGTCAATTCCCTAAAAATAAACAAGATGTTGGTATCTTAGTTGATGTAGATAATCTGCCAGATTGCCCGAAAACATGGAATTTACTACGAGAAGGTAAGACATTAGGATGTTGGCAATTAGAATCATATCATGGAGAAAACTGGACAAAAAAACTTGCACCAGAAAATATTGAACATTTATCTGCATTGGGTGCCCTATTGAGACCAGGGTGCTTAAACGCAAAAGACGATAATGGAATCAATATGACGGAACATTATTGTTTACGTAAAAATAAACGAGAAGTCGTTACTGCCACTTACAAACAACTGTCCGATATACTTGCACCAACTTATCAGGTCTTAACATATCAAGAACAGATAATGATGATTGCTACAGAAATTGCTGGTTTTAATTTACAAGAGGCAGACATATTAAGAAAATCTGTTGGTAAAAAGAAACCAGAATTAATGGCGTCTCTGGAAAAAGGTTTTATAGATGGTTGTCTAAAAGTTGGTAAGGTTAATAAGGAAGAAGCTAAGAAGATATTTGAATGGATTCGTGCGTCACAAAAATACTCATTCAATCACTCTCACTCTCTGGGGTATGGCATAATAACATACCAAACAGCATACCTGAAAGCGCATTTTCCCTTACAATTTTATACAATTTGGTTAAAATTTGCATCGGATAAAGCTAAACCGAAGTTTGAAATTGCTGCTTTGGTAAAAGAAGCAATTCGTGAGGGTATTATAGTTCACGTACCAGATTTGCGGCATCTTATGAGTGAGTTTTATACAGATGGCAAAGATATATGGTTTGGGTTAAAGAATATTACAGGAATAGGTGATTCACAAATTACAAACATTTGTAACTTATTTCAACAATTAAATGATAAAAGTTGGAATGATATACTGTTTAATTTCCTTTTAAGATTAAATGTAACAGTTAGTCAAGCTTTAATATTAAGTGGTGCTTTGGATTGGTTGTCTGTTAGTAGGACACAAATGTATTTTGAATACAAAAAACTAAAAGAATTAACCATTAAAGAACTACAATTGATGTATGAATACGACTTATCTCTGCCGTCTTATGAGATTATTAACATGATTATTGAAGACAATAAGGTTAACAGTAGAAGAAAACAAATACTGGAAGGCGTTGTTAAGTTATTAATACATCCACCTATATCATTAGACGATAATCCTGACGATATTCGTAAATATGAAACAGACCTATTAAATGTTTCAGTTACCTATCAAGGACTTGATGTTAGGAACACTAAATATGCCAATACCACATGTGAACAGTTTCGTACACAAAGACAGAACAAACGATTATGCATTGCTGGAGAGTTGACCAGAGTTAGTATAATTAAATCAAAAAAAGGTGAACATATAGGAAAACCAATGTGTTTCCTGTCAATAGAAGACAAAACTGGTAAGTTAGATAATATCATTGTTCCTCCCGAAATATTTTCAGAATACGAATCGTCGTTAACTAGTGAGAATATTGTGGAACTGATAGGCACAAAAACTAAAAATGGATGGTTTCGTATACATAAAGTATGTCAGCTTTAACTAATATCGTACAGATTCTAAAACGTGGTGGATATATTGTTACAGTTGACAGTATATATAATTGTGAGGGGTGTATTTTACGACTGCCTATAAATACCTCATTAGGAATGTTTAAACCATATGTTAAATCTTATGCATTACAATATACAAATGTGAGTGGTATTTATATGTCTTGTTCCTTAGATTCTCAAGAAGAATTCGTACAATTACCAGATTATATGTTTAGAAATATGATTCAAATTGATATATTACAACATTGTTGTCAATATTCTTACCCACCACAGTGGGTGTTGTATAATGGAAAATTTACTGATATTAGCAAAGTACTAATATCACCACCAAGTAGTGAATCACAATTAAAGGAGGGAATAACAAAAGAAATTATCAAACAAATTATAGTTACTGGATACACAGATGAACTGAAAAAAATAGCAAAAACACATGGTGTTTTAGAAGGGCTAGAATTGATTCCATTAGGAGGTAATAATGAATAAGTGCATTTTTGTCGGTCACATTGCACATGACCTGGAACTTAAGCAAGCTGGTGATACTCACGTTGTAAATTTCCACATTGCTATCAGAGATTCCCACAGAAGACAAGACGGAACATATAATCATAGACTTATATTTCTTCCGTGTGAAGCGTGGGATACAGGAGCTCAAACATTGGTAAATAAATTCCATAAAGGAAAACCAATCATAGTTGAAGCTAAAGCAAAGCAAGTTGAATTCATGAAAGACGACAGAAAAGAAAAGAGAATTATCTTTCGAATACTTAACTTTAACGAGGCACCACGTGAGTGGCAGTCTGCATCAGAGGAGAACAGTGAGTCAGAATCGGAATCAGAATAAAAAAAGGATTCTCTGGTGTGGTGAAGCGTCATTTTTGCCAACTGGCTACGGAACATATTTACTTCATTTATACAGAAGATTATCTACTACAAATAAATATGATTTAGCAGAACTTGCATCATATGGTGAGATTAATGATAAAAGGGCTGTCAGTATACCATGGCGATATTACGGCACTCTTCCTAATAAACACAATGAAGAAGAAATGCGTCAATATCACGAGAGTCCTATAAACCAGTTTGGCAGATGGCGTTTCGAACAAGCGTGTATTGATTTCAAACCACATATAGTATTAGCTATTCGTGATAGTTGGATGGATTCATTTGAGAACTATTCACCACTACGTAAATTCTATAAACACGTGTGGATGGCTCCATGCGATGCTACACCACAAAACCCAGAGTGGTTATCAAACTTTTCTATGTCAGATTATGTGTTAGCATATAATGATTGGTCATACAAAATATTAAAAGAACAGGGCAAAGATGTACTTAATTTGGTTGACGTTGCACCAGCCGGGGCTGATTTAGAAACGTTCTTTCCTATTCCAAATAAAAGACAACACAAACAAAATATGGGATTTCCCAGTGATTGTCTTATCGTAGGAACGGTAATGCGTAATCAACAAAGGAAGTTATTTCCCGAGTTATTTCATGCATTCAGAATGTTCCTTGATAAGGCTCCAGAAGATATTTCCAAAAGAACAATGTTATACGTTCATACTTCCTATCCAGATGTTGGTTGGGATATTCCTCAACTTCTTAATAAATTTGGTATTTCTCATCAAGTATACTTCACAATTATATGTAAAAATTGTGGAATATCATATCCAGATAGATACAAAGATGTTGCTACGATTTGTAAACGATGCCAAGCACCACTAGCCACATTTATTGGTTCTCAAACTGGCGTAACCCATAAGATACAATCTGATATCTATAACTTATTTGATGTTTA